ATAAGGGCCAAGAAGAACCCTTGATTCTTAGAATGCTTGGTCTGTTACACATGAAAACTTTTAAATATACTCCCATTCATTTAAAAAATACTAGAAAATATAAAGATGAACTAAATGATATTAGAAGAATTGCTATGGGTAAAAACCCAGTTACGGTAGGAGTAGGTGCGAAAGTGCTTAATCAAATTAAGATTTTAGATAAAAAACTTTTTTCCTTGCAGTTTATTTTAGATGAAACTTACACTAATGTATCTACTTTAGATGAGGCTAAGAAAGATATTACTAAATTAGTTGAAAGAAAAATTAATAGATTAGTTACTAGTTACAGAACACTTATTGCTGAAAAGAAAATAGATGCAGAAGATTTTCAAAGAATGAAAAGTCTTTTAGATGAACTTAATAAAAATCCTTCTGCTTATGAAGATGAAGCAAGAGAAGAGATTGAACAAGACATAGATGCAGAGCGTCGTAAGTTGGAAACTTATATGCAAAAGATAGAATCAATTACTCCTTTGAAAGAAGTGAATAGTGAACTTAAGATGATTTTAAATGATTAT